TTTTGGTTAATTGAAGTAGATTCGTTTATCGGCTCTTCATCAATTACCTCTCTAAGCCATGGATACCAAATTGAATCTGCTTGATACGGATATGCTTTGATTGGTGAAATGCCTGACATTGCAAGCTCAGGTAAATTACTGAATACTTGAGCTGACCACTCAGGCATGTGCCATAGCCGGGAGCTAACTGTTTGATCGTCAGTTGACTTGCCGGCATAGGGCTTGGATTGTATTGACCTGCCAGCATAGGAATTGGATTGTATTACTCCAAACCTCTTAACGAATTTTTTAAACTCTTTAAATTTAGCAGTATTGGTATGAGCCGGGAATCCCAGATCAGGATCAGTGGGCTCGCTCTGAGTTTCAATCTGAACCAGGTTAATTCGGCCAGTTAGACCCAATCTGTCAAGTCTTTTCCACCTATTGAATTTTTCAATTGCGTCTTCTATTGAAGTTGCCTGCGTAGCGTGCTCAACTGACTCGTTAAGCTTGGGCTTCTGCATTGAGCCTGTACCGACCAGTTCACGAGTATATGGATCGTAGAACTGACCCTCTTCTCGTAAGTGTAATAGATCCCATCTGCCAGCACGGGCCTCGCGAATTAGGTGATCAAATATTTCGTCAGAGTCTCCTTCTTGACCAAACCACTCTTTCCAATCTGACCAAATATCGTCAATACTCTCCTGCCAACCATCATGGTTGTCGCTAACTGGCCAGTTATCGTAATCGTACAGAGTAAATAGTGGACCCTGTGCTACGTAATGATCTTTGTGCTTGGTGTCTGCGAAATCATCTAATGATTCCCAGTGTACAGTAACGCTCAGCACTTTTAAACCTGAGTCAGAGAGACCTAACTGTACCAGTCTAAACTTCTTCTTTGCAGTAGACGGCTGATGTAGATCTTCGTATAGTTTAAGGTACTTCAAGTTAACCAGATTATATTTTATAGAAATGAATGCCTGTTACTGGATTAATGTCCGCAACTCCTTTTGCTGCTTTTTGTAAAATATCGCTAACTTGCGAGAACGTGATTTTTTGTGGATCAACACCGCCTTCAACATATCGGTTGAAGATTAGATCGCCATTTGGCTTCTTCACAAGATCTCTAAAATTTAGATCGTATGTCTGAACTAGCGCTGACCCAACTACTCTGTATTTTCGAGTAGTATTGTTTGCAGTGATCGCAACAACGTTCTGCTTACCGCCCGATGTGTCCTTCTTCATGGTTGCATCAAGCGGATTTGAATAGGTTATTGCGGTCGCCGTTGAAACTGATTCAGAGTCTTCGTATAGTTTAAGGTACTTCATAGTCATTTTAATTAGTTTGCAGGCTCAGCGATTCCGTCGATATGATATTGATTTCCGTTAGCGACTGTGAATGTCGGTAGAGTTATAGCTCCAGTTCCAGCAACAGTATCTAATGGATCAGTGCCGGTAGCGCCGCCACTAAGATCAATCGTCTTAAGAATCGTGGTTGTTCCGGTTATTAGAGCGTAAACTGTATCGCCAGCTGAGACCGTAATTGTGCCGCTTGCTGATACTCCAGTATTTGCAACGATTGAACTGTTTTTATAAACCCTAAAGCTTGCTGCAACTGAGCTAGATTTAGAGTAAGACCAGTGCAGAGTCGCTGGAAATAGAGTGGTTGTCGTCGTTAAGCCGCTATCTGTCGTAGTAGTGGTTGTACCGGACGAGGTCGTTGAAGTAGTTGTGGTCGCAGGAGCCTCAGTCGTTGTTGATGTCGTTGTTGCTGAGGTCTGGATGTTAGAGCTCAATATGAATACTCCGTCGGTTCCTTCGGCTGGCGTAATTAGTCCGCCTGATCCAAAATCGTATTCGTAATAGATTCCAGTAATTCCCATGGTTAGCAGATCTCTAAAGATTTTCTTGTCTGCACTTGATGGAAACTGAATTATGAGCGGGCTCTTTGGCCAGTCTCTAATCCATAATTCAATTTCATCTGATCCGCTAACATAATCGTACAAGAGTATGTTATTCGCTGGGTCTGGAATAAAGTAAACGGTAGGTTGACCGTTTACGTAGTTAATAATTTGTATTACTTTAGCTGCCGCCATTATCTGTATTATTTAAAATCGTATAGAGTTATTTATCTAACCTTATACTTGTTGAACTGTCCAGTCTGATCCGCTTAGGATGCCTAGCATCTCAGCATGGGTGTAAGGGCCTTGTGCCGTAGTCAAGTCTGCAATACACGCCGGCGTGTCGCCTTCCCACTTAACGAAAGTATTGGTTCCATTTGCGGATTTGCGTAAAGTCTCAGCCGAGGATTCGAGTACTTCAGCGAAATTAATTAGCTGGAGCTCGCTCACGTTAAAGATTAAGTAATTTCGGTTTTCCATATTAAAAAGGTTTTGTTGTTATCTAGCAGATTGTGCATTATAATTTTGAAGTATTTCGGCAGCAGTTAGAACTCGATTGTATGCTAGCACATTACCAATATTCCCATTAAGATAACCCAACGGACTTGCACTTCCAATTCGACCAGCACCAATTGCTAGAGCCTGAGTACTCGAAGAGTTTTCGCTAATACCTGCATTTGATGAGCTTGAGTTAAGCGATCCGTTTATGTAGAACGCAGCAGTCTTTGTTGAATAGTTATAGGTTACTGCAATATGAGTCCATACATTGGTACCAATCGTAGCTGAGCCAGTATCTCTAATATCTTGGTTCGACGTATTCCACCACCAAAGTTTACGATCAGATCCAACCCAAAAGGCCCAACCTCCGTAGCTTCCGCCTGGATTATCAAATTCCTTGTCAATGATTGCGGTTGGACTAGCAAGAGTTGCACCAAGTTTAACCCATGCACAAAATGTTTTACTTGAGCCGTCTAGCCCCAAATTCTGATTACCAAAGGTCACGTAATCGTTTGAACCATCAAATACAAGTGATCCTCCTTTTTCAGTACGGTAGGTTGGACCGTTTGTTAGGGTTCCGGTAGCTGCTGTGTTGCTTACATCGTACCACGAGTTACCTGAGTTGGGATAAGATGCTGTAAACCCTGCATCAACATTTAATACTAGACCGTTTGTTACGATCGCTTCGTAATCTCTATTGACGCAGATCTTATCGTTTAGACCGGCATAGTATGCCAAACAGGCAGCGGCCGTTGCATAACCGGCAGGAGAGGCAACTGAGCCAGCAACATCTCTATTTGTCATGGAGATCAATTGAGAGTCTGACGTTGGACAGTAAATACTTGGACCACCACTTATTTTATTCTGATAGATTGTGTAACCTCCGTTTGGTGGAGTTATGCCAGAATAGAATGATGTTCCAAAATCCGCTGATCCTACTCCAATTAGCATGTTTCCCTTTCGAATGCAGGTGGTTGGCGTAGAACCAGTTGAATATTTTATTAAGTTAGGCATTCATGCTTAATTATTTTATAGTCCGTATCTCGCCTTTTGCGCATCAAAATTCTGCTTGATCTCGTTTGCTGTCAGTTCTCGATTATAGACCTGAAATGTTCCAATGTCTAGGCGATTCGTGTAGTTAGTCGAGTTCATCCAACCGCTGATCCTCATTGTGCTGCCAAATCCTGGAGCTGAACCAGTTGAACTGTACTGTTGACTTAGGTTTTGTTGATTGGCGTTAATATAGATTTTGTTACTACTTGGAATATTGGCATTAGCAGTCATTACGAATGCATAGTGAGCATAGCTACCGCTTAAACCTAGAGCTGAGACCTGTCCAGCTGAGATACCGTAAACGTCTCCATTACCAGTATTAAAGCCCAATGAATTGCCTTGCGTCCAAACATCGTAAGTCGTAAAGCCAAAGAACATGCCGCTCGTGAAAGAGGCCCATCTTATAAAGCCGGTTACTGTTATTGTAGAAGCAGTGATGTGGCTTACGTTGACGTCTGCATAATCGTCAACTCCGTCAAAGTTAAGAAAACTTGCAGAAACCGATTGTGTGAATGTTGGACCGTTAATCATGCCTGCAGTCTTTGCGGCTGGGCTAACGTCGTACCATGTGCTACCGTTTCGTGGATAAGACGGGGCAAACGATGCATCAAAATTTAAGATTAGGTCGGTGGTAACAATCGCCTCATAATCTCTGTCGAGAGCCATCTTATCGGATTGAGTGTTAAACCAGTTAAGGCAGTCGGTTACAGTTGAGTAGTTTGTGCCTGCAATCTTATTGGTTATACGATAGAGACCGGCATCGTTGGCCGCAACATTAATACTTGGACCGCTGCTCGCCTTGTTTTGATAGACTGTGTAACCGTTTGTAGGTGGGGCAATTGCCGACCAGTAATCAGTTGTAACCGTTGGGCCCTTTGCAACATCGCCAACTCCAATCCAATAATTAGATTTTCTTAAAGCTTGAGTCTGTGCACTAGTACTGTATTTAATTGAATTAGCCATTCATGATTGGCGTTATTTTGTCTTCTTCACATTGGCCCAAGACTTGCTTGGACTTGCCGCATTTACTCTGGCCATTGCCCATTGGTGAGCCGTCATACCAGGTCTTGAACCTGAAGAATAGAACGCGCCCAGTCCCTTGGCATATTCCCGTTTAAGATCTGCAAACGAGTAACCTTTCTTGGTTGCAACCTTTCTGATCTTAGCAAGAGTCTCTTTGCTTAGCTTGGCCTCATTAACTTGACTGTCCTTGCGTGGAGTGTTCTTCCAACCCGATTTACTACGCTCCTGTTTTTCCATCTCATCTCTAAGACGGTACGCCGCCTGAGCATCTCCCTTCTTAAGTAGATCCTTGGCCTTGTCCAGCTTCTTGTCTCGTGAGCTGCCTTCCGGTGCTTTGTAGATTGCAGGATTCTCTGACTTCTTTTCGGTAATCGGTAACTGCCAGTTTTCAAATAGTTTAATGTGCTTCACTTAGCGTAGATAATTTTATTGGCGGCTTGGCCATACTCCTTCTACACAGATAATGTAGTTAATTCCTGCATAAGGTTGGCGGTTATTAACTGGTGTCCATTGCTCAGACACTCCAACGTTAGTCACAACGCTAGGAACGCCGTCTCTACCAGTTTCTTTGGTATCAAGCTTCTTCATCTCAACATTAAGGTTAACATGATGGCCTGTGATAACGTTTGCTTCAGTACCGCCAGTCTCGCCGATATTAACTGGAGTTAAACCGCGACCTGAACCTGCTCCAACTGGAACACGACCTCTAAGATCAGGCAGACAGAAAGTAGAGACACCGTCTCCTCCGTATAGGGTTCCGATTATCGCGTAAAGCGGGGTGTAATTTTTAATTGATAGGGTTCGGCCGTCGCAATACATCCAACCGATTGGTTCGTAAGATCCAGCAAAAAGCTTGATCATTCCCATGAATTCTTCCATTGTATTTAAAGTTTTTTTATAGGGTTATTTATCGTCGAGCCACGCAGATAATAGGCACACGGCAAACCAGATTCCATTGACCGCTAGAATAATCCAGAGTAGGGGCCATGCGAAACTCCAGCCTGCATAGGCTTCTGAATTTGATCGCCAATCATCGTCGTCTTGCTGCCCGTCATAGACATCAATACCTAGCGGGCTCTTGAACCTGTGTAGTAGAAATAGGGTTATTAGGTAGCCGACTGAATAGACAGCTAAGATATTGAATGCTGTCATGGTCTACTTGTGTTTTGTGCTCGTGAAACCCCTAATTACTTGACCGACTCTGTACCTGTTATCTGAATAGAACATGATGCCGCATTCAGTTACGTAGGCATACGGTGGCATCTCTCTGGTACCAATCACTTCGGCTATTGTACAGTCAAAGTGTTTCTCAGTCGTATCGATGGGCGGCGCGATGGTCTCCTCATAGGTTGACTTGCCGTTTGGTTGGCTCGTGATCGTTGTGCCTTGACTCGTGAAGTAATGGGAATTGCCGTCATTGAACCTGTACATGCGAATGCCATCGTATTCAAACAGGAACTCGATCTTGATATCGTTGCCGACCGTTGTTGTGGATTGCGGATCATGGTAGCACGAACTCAAGAGGCTCAGTGCGAGTAGAGAAAAGATTAGAGTATTTTTCATTGTGCTTGGATTACGAATTAAGTTGTACTGAGACCCAAATACCAAGATAGGAACCAATCACGGAGCCGGTAACGTAACCGATCCATTGGTGTAGAGCCTCCTCGCTGCGGGCGATCTTGCGGATAATAAAGAAAGACAGCGTGGCCAACATGAAATCAGTTAGTGCAGCTGAATGGTATTGAGTTGTTGCAACTGCTCGGTAATTAATACACAAGAGCGAGTAACTAACGATCTGTATTGCGGCCAGTAACAAGGCCTCTTTGATTTTTTGTTTCATCTTATTTTGATTTAAGTTTAATTAATCCGTCTTTCTGAATGACTACTTTGCTCTTGTCTATGATTTTAACTTCACTTAATAAGATCTTACTCGGCTCATCTAAATAATAAATGTAGTCCTTATCATTTTCCATAATCATTCCCACTTCACAATATAGTGGACTTATGCCGGGTGGCTGAAAATATATTGCGGTCATTCTAGTCTTGTTTGTTTACGTTTATTAAAAATGTTGTGTTGATAGCTCAGGTCCCAGATAAATCGGGTTCGACACGTCCATACCCACCGCTTGACTCTCCACCAACGTTTGAGCTTGACCGGCCACGGATCGTTCTCCATTTCCTTAAGCAGTCTCTCTACTACTTTACTTCTCATCTGACTTAGGTTTAGTAGTTATGTCAAAGGTTGCATAGATCTTTCGGGCCGCAATCTCGTGCCAGTCAGGAATGTTGCGTTCGTGTTTCTTCTGTTCCTCCTTGAGCCGTTGAGTAATTGCCTTTATGATCTGTTCTTTATCAGCAGACTCTGCCGATCCCGGCCAGTCCGTGTACCTAAGACCCCACTGCACATTGGTCCACAGCATCTGCCGTTCGGCCATGGCCTTGCGCATTTTCAGGTGCTTACGTAGGTAGGCAACGCCCCATGCCTTCCATTCCTCTGCCTGCTCGACCGTCATGGTCCAGTCCCGATACCACGCGTCCTTGCGATCCTTGATGTCTTCATAGGTTACGGGGTGGCCTGCAATCTCAAACATCTTGTTAAGGATATCGACGACTGACTGGTCTTGCTTCTGTTCTCGGGTTAGTCTGACAGTTTTCATGGTAAGTCTATTATACCAAATATTGGGGAAAAGGTTATTGCAGACTAGGCAGTCTTAACGATATCAGCTAGGGTCTTGGCTCTAGCGCCGACCTGTTTCGCCCAGTCCGAGTTTAGCATCTCCGATGAGGCAGCACTGAAATTTTGTTGTTTGATTTGGGCTAGAAAGTTCGTGAAGGCCGAGAGACCCTTTTTACCAAGATTGAAAACCATTTCGGTTATAACTCCCTGCACGGCAGGCGGTAGAGAAGGTAGAGTTGGCACAAGCTCCTGTGCATCAGCCTTGGCCTGACCAAGATCGGTCAGTAGCAGCGAGTCTATTTGGGCCTGAGTTAATGATGAGGTTCCGGCCTTGATCTTTTCGGGATTGGCTCCAACCTTTTTTAGTTGGGCAACAGCGTCTTCACGGTTAAGATTGAAACCTACACCAACTGTTGGAATCTGCCTGGAGTCTAGATACTTAACGGGCTTGGAACCCTCATGACGGATAACTCGGTCCTTGATTGAGGCAATGATTGGGTCGGTCGTTGGCGGCGGTGCAGTAAACGAATTCAGGTACCGTTCGGCCCCAATGGTCTTGACGTGGGTCATGATCTGATTACGGAAGCCAGAGTCCAGGATTCCAAGCTCGCCGTTGACCGCGTCGCCCACACTTGGATAGGCCCATGCTCTCTGCTGATCGTCATGCCCTGCCTTTAGGGCCTGATTGACCTTGACAAAAGAGGCAGCATCCGGAATCTGGCGGATTGCCGAGACCAGACTCTCCTCGTCCGTGCCGAGTCCTGAGACTGCGGTCTGAATCTGTGCTGCCAGCTGGTCAGCAGTCGCGGCCTCGTTTAGCCAGCTCTCAAATAGGTTAATGTGTTTCATTGTTAATAGTTGTCTGTGATTAGCGAGCGTATCGCTTCAAGGTCTGTGCTGCCGCAGCTGGCGTCACGTTGCGCCAAGTAACTCGGTTTGAAATCTCCTGTGCCAAGTCGTCGATCGTCATGCTCTGATCTTGCATGAATCTGTCAACAAGCTCTGCAACCTCTTCGCTGCCACGGTTGAAGTACTCGTCTGCTAGCACCATCTCCAAATTATCTGGACGGTTGCGGTACTTTGCTGCGGTCTGAGCATTACGACCTCCGTTAACATCAGCCTCGCGCCAGTCTCTAGTACGAGCCGAGACCCTGTCAAAACGATCGCGATCAGCGGGTTTCATGGCCTCGTAATCGTCCACTATATCTAGCAGGTCCTGGTACGAGCCATCGTCCGCGCCACTACTATGGCTGTGGGCTCTACGCAGTAGGTCATGGGCTGGGTTGCTGCCCTCGGCTAGGAATTCGGTAAAGCGTTTAACTTGTGTCTTCATCTGTTAATATTTGTTTTTATCTGATTATTTATCTAAATCTGAGTCCAGCATATAGGCTGCATCGTGGTCTTCGCCTCTCCACCAGACTGCACGGGCTCCGCTGCGTTGGTCAAGCCAAACCTCAAGGTCAATCGAGCCAAAGTTCTCTTGCGCAATGATCTCAGCGGACTCGGCCTGCACAAGATCTTGCTGGTCATCGAGCGCAAAGAGACCGGGTAACGAGCGCACGAGCGCCTTGAATCTGGGCATGTCGTGCCAGGTCGTTGCAGTTGTATTGAAGACCTCGACCACCTGTTCCAGAGGTAGAACCTGCAGTACGGCGGCCTGATCCGCCAAGCCAAGCGCCTGCAGTCGAGCCGCAGCCGGGCCAAGCTCAAGGCCCAGCACCTTGCACGCCCACAGAGCGGAGTCAACCGTGTCCAGATAGTAGTTGACATCGTTGTCCAGCTGGACGGCCATCAGCTCTTCCGAAAAGTTATCCGGATTGACGACATCTCGGAGCGTTGCAATATCGTGCTCACGCGCGTAGTTCTCAAATAGTTTAAGGTGCTTCATGCTTTTATTTATTCGATAGGTAGACCCGGTTCCAGGCCTTTTCGAGCCTCAAGACTCCGGTGCGCGCCCTACAACAATTAGGTAAAGATACCCAGTCTACTTATACTAGAAAAAAGATAAAGATACAAGACAACACTACAGCCAGACCTATAGGCCAGACCCAACTCCATTCTATCTTACAAGTTCTTTTCATAAGCCTAATATACTCTATACCCGGTAACCGGGACTAGGGAGTACCTGGCAACCTGACCAGCCTCCAGACCCTATAGACCCAGACACGGGACTAGGGAGTAACCCCGAACCCTGAGCCAGACCCCAGACTCGCCTGACCCCGATGGGACTAGGGAGTGCCGGGCAGCCAGCCGCCCTTGGGGTACCTGCTCGGCCTGCTTAAACACTAGGGAGTACGGTGACCCCCTCGGCCTCGCCGGAAACTCTGGACTCCAGGGTCTCGCGGGGCCGGGGATGCCGAGACTATAGGGACTGGACGGGACATGGGGATCCGCGGAGTCTCGGCAGACCGGGTATAAATAAGTCTATATGGAAACACGCGATACACAAGACGGAGCCGAGGATAACAGAGATTACCTTGCGCCCGGCCACGGACCTACTGGCAATCTGGTCTATAAGAAAGATGCAGCTCGGTACCTAGGTATAAGCCTTAAGACTCTAGAGCGCTATGTGAAACAGGGTCTGGTCAAGCCCTTTAAGAACGAGGTAAACGGCCGAACCTACTTTGACCAGCTGGATCTACTAGCCTTACTAGGGAGTAGACTACCCCAAGAACGAGAGGTTGTGCTGTACTGCCGGGCTGCGGGGATTCCGGATCAGGGTAAAGCCGGCGTATCCAGCCAGGCCAGACTGCGAGACCAGGTAGACCGCTGTACCGAGTACTGTACCAAGGCTGGGGTCCGGGTCGATCGTATAATCCAAGAGATTGGAAAGGGGCACACCCTGAATGGTCGCAGCGGGATTGACCAATTGCTGGATTTAGTGTTCCGAAAGAAGGTATCAATGATCGTGATCGAGTGCCCGGATCGTCTGGCTCGTTGGGGCATGGGCGAGGTCTTGGAGAGATTCCTGACCTGGCACGGTGTAGAGCTGCATGTTATAAACAAGGGCTGGTCACGTGCCGAATTCCGCGAAGAGGTAAAAGAAGATCTTGCGGGAATCCTATTCGAGGCGAAACGCCTGCTAGGAGAAGCTTAACTAAATATTGTTGGATTACGGCGGCCCCATTCTCTGAGCAAGACGCCAGCCTGGGAGTTTGCCTCGTTCTCTATGTCAGATCCATCGCCACCGTCTAGCACCTTGCCGCTGTCGCGCTGATGATGGTGTACCAATTCATGGGCCAAGGTTCTGTACCAGTCTGCACGGACTCTGGTTCCGCGAAGAACCCAGATCTCATTGGACTGTGGATTAAAGTATCCCATTGACTTATTTAACATAGCCTCCCTATGGTCATCAGAAATGTGGATCGTTGGGGTGCTGGTCCAGCCTAACTGCTGACGACAGAAGTGTACGAACTCCTCTAATTCGGAGTCTTCCTGCCATTCACGGGATTCTTTAATGTATTTCATATAGTTATTTATTCATGGAGTTCTCAGCGAACCCCAGAAATGTGACCTTTGTACCTGTCTCGGGGTTTCCCCCAGCACGGGGCGAGCTCCAGAGCCCATGCCAGGTCGGCACGGCCCCGGGGCTTTGGGCGCCTTATTCTAATATACCATTTTGCCCATCATTCGGCAATTAAATAATAAAAAAATAAGATACGTTATGGCTAAACAGATTATTGCAAGACTCCACCTTGCTAAACCCAAAGTAAAGAAACCCGGCGTACACGCCAAGTCCGGTTCCTCTCGCAACAAGAGATCCAAGAACTACAAGAAGCCCAACGTTGGACAGGGCTAAACCCAAAAAAGGGACTCCACTAGGGAGTCCCTCTCTTCATTAACCAATTAACCTTTCCTAGATAGCAGCTAGGTCTGCGTGTTGTAGATCCCAAGTCTTAGCGAATAGATTTCCACCGTCGACCTTGAAACGTTTTGAGTTCTCGAAGTTGAAGATCGACTGGTGACTTCCAATCCATGTCAACTCGTTAACTACATCCCATACAGTAGCATCAGTCTTGATAAACTTCTTCTGTGCGTCTGTTAGGGTCAATGGGTTGTGGCCCTTACGGAAGATACGTTTTGTTGCCGCATCGTATTCTGGAAAGAACTGTTGTTCTGCTGCCTTGATTAGGTGAGCCTTCATGTCAGGATTTTCTTCCTTGATCTGGCCAGTTACTGAGTACATCGCTCGCTCTAATTCTCCGTAGCTTGCACGTGTTGTCATCGCTGTTTCCAATCTGTCTTGGAAAGTTCTTGGTACAAATCCTACCTTTGCCCAACCGTTCATGCTCGTTAAGAGTTCGCGGAAAGCGTCTTGGCCTTTACCAAACTCGAATGCTGTATTCAAGTTTCTGGCTACTGCACCGTTTGCGCAGCTTAGGCGTAAGAAGAAGTCGTCTACTCTTGAGTTGATATTGGAGTTTACTAGGGAGATCCCGAAGCGGAACACCTCGTCCTTACCGATCTTCTCAAAGCCTACTTGACTGCCGTGGATGAGGTTGATACTTAAGCCGTTCTTGCCGCCATGGTCGATTGACTCTACATGCATGTCGGGGATCTCGTTAAGGATCGTCTCCGCCGTGTTGAATAGGGTCTCATTGCTTAGACGATGGTAACGATCTGCCTTTACGATATCGCCAACTTCGCGTTTGTCCGCATCGCCGATAAGTAAGAACTCTTTTGAACCGTCACGCGTTTCTGAATAGGCTTTAACTGCCTGTAATAGTTTGGTCGCGACAGCTCTGTCCTCGTTCTTGTCCATGCGGCTAAGCAACGTGGATTGGATATTGACTGCCTGTCCCAAGCGGTTGAAGAACCTGTTAGAGACTGGGATACGTGCGCCATCGATAAAGATGCATCCGTTCTTGATTGAACTATCGTCGATCTGAATATCAGATAACTTAACTCGCTTTGTTAGCGGATCCTGTCCTGCGAGATTTGCTTTGCTTTCGCTAAATTGACTTTGATTAATCATGTGGTATATGGTTTTTTGGTTTATATTATTATACTAAATTGTCTGTAGCTTCGTCCGTTTGCGGAGCAATAGTTTCCTCTTCAGTTGGGGTCTTAACTGATAAGAAGAGATCGTTGAACTTGTGTTCCAACTCCTGACGACGAGCTGACTCCTCATCCGCAAGTTTAGCAACCTCGGTCTCCTGTCTCCATGAGGTCTCGTCCCACTTGACTTCACCGTTTACTAGGGAGTAGTACAAGCGCTTACCGACTAGGCTTCCTCCACGTCTGTTCTTTGAGAACTCTACGAAACGTCTGCCTGCCTCGTCGAACTTGATCTCCATCATGGATGTGGTCGCATGTTTAAGATAGGTAGATCCTACATACTGTCCGCCTTTCGTCATGTGCTGAATTGCAAAGATTGTTTTGCCGTGTTTGTCAGCAGCTTCGATGATGAGGTTGGTCAGCCATGTCTGGGCTCTCGTAGATTTCCAGCCTAGGATATCCGCAAGCTTTACAATAATATCCTGATGAGAGTCAATCAAGATTACGTCGTGATCCCCTTTGATTGTGTCTTCCAACACCTTGTCGAAACGACCCATCACGTAGTCCATAACCAATAAGGTCGGAACGTTCGCAATGATTGGGGTTTTTTGGAAGTAGAAGTAGAGATCGTTACGAGTCATCTCACTTGAGATGTAGAGGATCTTGGCCTCGGGCTGTACTCGCTTGATCTTAGAGATAAGATCCAATGTCACGGTTGATTTACCTACGCCCGACTCGCCGATTACAATATTAGCAGTTCCCGAAAAGATACCACCGTCTTCCGTATGGTCCGAGAAAAGCTTGTCAATAATACCGCCCGTCTTGTAGGCTTTAAACTCTGGGAAATCCATCTCACCGATCTCGATAATCTCGGCCACCATGTCTTGGGGTACCTCGATGGTAGGGGTTACTAGGGAGTCCGTCGTGATACCGGCTCTGAGCTTCTTTATTACTCCATTGAAGAGACCGTAACTCACATTGGCATCTGCACCTGTGGTCATGAACTCTGTGTAGAGCTGCTGTACTGTCTTGTCCGTTGGGACCTCGCCGTTATGGCTTTGTTCGAAGAAGGTTCGAACCGTAAGTTCTTTTTTTCCGATCTGCATATTTTATTTGGGGTTAATTGGTTTATAATATTATACTACAGTTCTGCAGTTTTGGCTTCAGTTCTTCAGTTTTTTATTATTTATTTAGACTGAAGAACCGGCCGGACTAGGGAGTACTACTCATCAAAGTACAGGAACTCAACCGCTTCCGCGCATTCAAACATTCCAAGGTCTTCGAACATGGTGTAGGCTCCGTCAGCATCGCTCATCGCGACCACCTCCATTGCCTGGTACACGGCGTCCTCGCCGAACTGGGCTATTGCTGCATCTATTTTTTCTTGTGTTACCATAGTTTCTATTTTATAATGATTGTAAATTCTGAACCGAAAGCCATTTGATATTCGCGCTCCAACTCTCTGGCCTCTTTAAGAGTTTTGGCGGTGTCAACTACCTCGCGACCGTAGCGCGATACTGCTATGATTTTATATGTCATGATTAGATTGATTTTAAAAGTTGAGTAAATGTTTGAGCTTCAGCAAGTGGCTTATCAAAACCAGTTGCTCGTGAAAATGCTTCGGCCTTGCCGTTGTGGCCAGATTTACCGGTTACCCAGAAGAGTACCTCACCGGATTCGCGATCGCAGATTGAGAAGGAATCGTATAGAGGTCCGCTCATTGGGCAATTGTTCTTGAAGAACACATAGGTCTTTGTACAATCGATAGCACGACCTGATTCGCGAAGCGCATTGACGAACTTGATTACTTGACCCTGTAGTTTCTTTGCTCTCATGGGTAGAGATGAGTCCTTACAGAACCAATCATAGAAGTCATGGCAATGTGGATAAAGAGCTGATTGGCCTTGGGCCCATGCGTACATTTGGTCTGCGATTGATACTTGATTTTCTGTCATACGTTAAAGGTTTAATGGTTTAAGAATTAATTGATATGTAAATATAATACATTAGTTTGACACTAAAAAACTTTTTATGACTTATTTTCAAAAAAGTTATTAACATTGGATTGTTAATAACTCGCAGAGTCTGAGGCAGGTCGGAGTATACCTCCCGCTTCCTTGTTCCGAACCGTCCCGTCTAGATTGATTGACATAGTAAATATAATAAAAAACCCTGAATCTAAAAAATCCAGGGTCATTTATTTTCAGGAAAGTTATTAACAATTTCTAGTGTTCAGGAATCTCTAATTCTAGGTCTCCGATCTTTACTGTCTTGCCGATGAGGTCTCGACTGCTTGCCGCTTTGGCATGGCCGCGGTGGTCATGGTAATCAAGGTCTATTTCTTCAGTCGCGTTCGCAAGTAGGTTAAACATCTGTTCCGGTTCTTTTACACAAACCTCCCTGCCGTTTTCATAAAGGTATAGTCGTACTATCTCGTTCATGGTGGTCATGGGTTTTTTGTTATTTAATAAAAAGAAAGGGGTTATAAACCCCTTTGCAATATTTCCTTTTCTCTTTGAGTTAGGGACTCAACTCCCGATCTCGAAATTTTATCAAGGATTTCGTCCACCGTTAAATCCGGTGTTGCAGTTTGCGCTGCCGTTTTGAGTACCGCATTAATCGCTTGCATCAACGCCTCAGGAAGATTTAGGTTCACCTTAGTTTCTTCCATTAAGAAGAATGTGGCTCCTGTTTCCTTCACATCCTGGGTGATCTCTTCCTCTGATGATTGAGTATTAAAGACCGACAGGATTGCGCCCGGAATTGGTGCGGCGAATGCGGGTCCTACAATGTGGGGTTTCAACGCTTGTGAAACCGCTGGGTTCGGAGCTGAGCCGAATCGAACTAAGAATAATTTTTTCATATTTGGTTAGATTGATTTATAAAGCTAATATACAACAAAACTTTTAAATAAAAAAACTTTTGATGAATTATTTTCAGAAAAGTTATTAACAAAAAAGGGAGCCACATGGACTCCCGATCTTGTCAATAAACCAATTTTACCAATTATACCAAATGTAGTATCTCAGCTAGAGCGCGATCAGTTACTCGTCGGCTCATACCTCCAATATGCCATTCAATAGTTTCTTCTTTCGAGATGCGACGGTATTCTTTCCAGTCGTAGATGGTAAATACATCTCCTTCTTCCGTTTCGCAAATCCATTCGAAATTTACTTTATCTTCTCCAGTATTATCTTCAATCGTGGGTTCTCCAAGGATTGCGATAAGGTCATTCACTGAACACTTTAATACTGTATCGTGGAACGAGGTTCCGCCTGCACGCTTTTCGGTTTTTCTAGCCATGGTTATTTTTTTAGTTGGTTGATAAAGCTAATATACAACAAAAACCTGATACTGGAAAATCTTTTTAAATATTTTTTACAGGTATTTTCTCGATCAAGGCTAGGCTGCCAAGCGGAGACCACATAGCCTCTTCATAGCTTTCAAACCGGGACCGGTCCCATAGCCAGACCAGACCGTGCTTCTTCCATTCCTCTCGCGCTGCACGCTCTGTCCTGCTTGCTTCGGCGATCTGCATCTGAAACAAGGCAATTGCATACACGGCTTTAAATGTTCCGCAGACACAGACAGGTTTTTCTTCTTCCCCTACACGAGAGGTTAGCAACCAGACTTCTTTATTTTTCCGGGTTGGACTAGGCATGTTAATCTCTTTTTTCTGGTACGAATACACAGTAGATACAGAATGCTACACTTACTAGGATTGCTATTGCGCACATGGTTGAATGGATTAAGGGGTTAATAATATTATCTTACCCAAGTTCTTCACTTAACTTCTTGAGGTCAGCACATTTCTCGTACTGCTCTTTCTTTTCAAAATGCAAGATCATGGTCCAGATAGCCTGTTTCTTTTCTTCCATTGGGGTTCCATCGTGCACGACATCTCTGAATTCGCCGGCCAGTGCTTCATAGAGTCTGTCCATGAATCCATCGTAATCTGATTCGCGCAGCCGGATAAGTTCCAGCAGGATATCGTTGTATGTTCTGGTTTTCTTTGCCATATCTTTATTATTTATTCTTGTTTATTTAGAGTCACTCAGCGTGAATCTTAGCTTGTCTATAATATAGTACTAAAAAAGGGTCTTCGGAACACCGAGACCCTTAATAATAATTTGGATTACTAGATAAATTGGGTTAGGTAGCCGGTCGGCCAGCCCTCATCGTCCTGTTCAAAGTCCATGTCTGTCTGAATCAGGTCCGAGTAAATGCTTAGCTTCTCGCGTGGTTCCAGCCCGGCAAAGCAGTTAGAGATTAGGGTATCTACTGATTCGTCTGGTACAAACTCATCGTCCAACCTGACTGAACCATCTTCTAACATGAAGATGTCTACTGCTAAGTTCTCTCGCATTATGTCTATTGCATCTGCTGCATTTAACTCTGCAAGGTAAGCGTCTACTTGTTCGAACGCTTCTTCAATTGGAACTCTTAATAGGTCTGGATTTCTCATTGTTAAATCTTGGTTAGGGTTGATAAAAGAATAGAATACACGTTGCTACTACTGCGAGAGCAATGATAATCAATGCTCCATTAATTAGAGAATCTCTTCTCATCATTTTAACTTCTTTTTCTGAAAATTTCTTTGCCATCTTTTTTATATTTTAATTGATTAATAATTTAGGTAATTAGGCGGCGTTCTTTACGAACGCCTTGTCTGCCCATGTCTTAGCTCCAGCCATCCTATAATTATTCTGACTGTATAGATTAGTATTAGACCAGTCTTGATTGATGTCGCCCACTTCCATTGCCAGGAACATGTCCGAATCCATTAACTTGATCTTGTTACCTGACCTTGCGAATACAGTGATGAAGGTTTCTGATCCTTCTGCTCTGAACTCGATTGTCTGCAACGCGCCTTTTTTAAATCCTCTGAATACATCCATTGCAGAGTTCCAAGACTGTCTTCCCCAATTTGCTCTAATGCCATGGTCTTCAACGACTGTCATGAAGCCTGCCTGTACTCGAACGATTGCGCGGTATTCGCCTTTACGGCCTTGGATAAAATCCACTTGGCTGATTCTCTCCGCATTGAAGATTTCAACTGATGGTTTGTAGTCTGGATTAAATTGTTTCTTTTTCATGGTTGATTGATTTGGTTTATAATAGTAAATATAATACTTATTCTTGACAGTAAAAAACTTTTTATGAATTATTTTTTAAAATCTTTCTGAACCTAAATGAGAGCAGGCAGAAGAGTATCTCTCGAGAAGGTTGCTGCCGGCTAGCAGAAGAAAGCTTGAACCTGCAATTCCACGGATCTTATAATCTTCAGGTACTATAACACTGCCAAGTCTGCTGCCGCCTGAATCCAGTGTCATAATGAATCTACCTTCTCGAACCACTATGAATTCGGAAGAGAAGCCTTCCATCGTAGAGCCCGACGCAATTTGAGTCCAGCCAATTTCTTGACCAGACTCGTTTAAGATTTGGAGGCTTGAACCTCGTTGTATAACATTACCTATCATGCTGTTGTCTTTGAATTTTTAATACACTCTTGAAATTCTTCTTCCGTCAGGTCAGGTATATCCTGAGTTACAAGCTTTAGCAGGGTTGCTGCTTCTATCTCTGTTACTAGGGAGTCCTTATTGACTTTGCCCTTAAAAGGATCTCCTTCAGAGAATAGAATCTCGACTGCGGTCTCTGCCCAGAAGCGGGCTTCTAATTGAGTTGTCATTATCATACGCCTACCTCCTTTCTCATTTTAGCACGAGCAACCTTAAGGGCACGGTTAACTTCGACTGGGGTTTTACCTACTGCATCCGCAACTTCCTTGGTAGAGAGACCGTCTCCAACGAGACCGTAGAACAACTCGACGATTTGACGTTCAGTTGGTTTAAGAACGTTAAGTACTCTACGGAGTATTCGGGTTTGGTCCTCACTATCGAATGGGTCTTGGAAATCTTCTCTTAACAAGAGATCGCCTACTGTATCGTCGCCATCCTCGCCGATTGGACGATCCAATTGGATGTTACGCATGTTAATGCTTTCGCCTGCCATCTTACGTTTGTAAAGATCGTATTCCTGATTTACTGGAATTCGGACAGTACGACCGACTTCGCAAAGAGCAAGGTTTAATCTCTTACGAATCCAGAACTGAGCGTAAGTAATAAACTTTACGTCTTTATCTGGGGTAAAACGACGAGCAGCTTCGATAAGACCCGCATTACCTTCTTGGATTAAGTCATCGATGGAAAGACCCATACCGATAAACTTGTTTGCAAGAGTAACAACGAACTTAAGATTCGCTTGTACTAATTGATGCATTGCTCGCTCATCTCCTTTCTGGATGCGGACTGCTAATTGAAGTTCTTCAGCCTTGCTGAGCGGAACTGCTACGGGCGCGATATCTTTGAAATATTGCGGTAGACTTTCTGATGTTTCGAATCTTTTCGACATAGTTGGTTTGGTTTAATTGATTATTATAATGTAAATATAAACAAAATTTCTGACAAGTAAAAACTTTTTATGACTTATTTTCAAAAAAGTTATTAACAATTGTTAGTTAACAACTTGACCGCAATCGCAGCATTTTACAAGTTTGATTCCTGAAACGTGGCGAACTGCTACGTAAGTTCTGATGTGTTGGCATTTGGCTGATTGGTTATTCATAATGTAAATATAACTATAATACTTGACAGTAAAAAACTTTTTGTGAATTATTTTCAAATTATTTTATACGCGAAAAGGGGTCCAACCACGGACCCCAATTCTATCAATCAACCAATAGTATTTTAATTTAAGCAGATTCCTGTTTCTCGTAACAGGTTCTCTAATTGTATATCTTCTTCAGACATGCCTGATTCTCTCTTAACCTGTTTAATACAGAACTGCATAAGCAATCGTTGAAGCTCTTGCGTACTGCGCTCGTCCTGTGTTGCGGCCAATAGGGTTATTAATCCATTACCGATTAAGATAAGTTCTGAATCAGATGTCTTGATTCCGCCCGCGATTAGGCTATTCGCCAAGGTCTCTAGCTCGGCTCTTGTTTTTTCTCTTATTTCTTTCTTATTCATGGTAGTTGATTATTGATTTAATCTTATATTACTCTTTTCCAAGCGCGATGGCCTTGTTCACTTCATAGATTCTTGACCAGAATTCGTTGTATTCAAGTTGATTGTCTGGCTTTACAGTTGACTGTACTCTCGCACCGCCGCCATAGGTTAAGTCAATGGGTTCTCCGATCGTTGGATCAATTCCCTGTAATTTATAGATTAAGGCCTTAAGTATTTTCTTCATAGTTATTAGGTTTTACAGATTAAGTTTGTTTTTTAAGGGTCACGCGATTCCCCCAGTACTACTGCGTGGTCCAGGACCCATGCCTGGGAGGCACGGAAATCCAGGACTAGGTCTATTAACAGATTCGATTGGCCACAAAGCCTTGTGCATCGCTTGCGCCATAGTATTTCTTGATCGCGGCCGGTGCGGTAGGATTATCCATCAGCCAGCCATCCGCAATATCGAACGCCATTGAATCGTCTATGTCTCCGGCATCGATTGCGCCCAGTGCAAGCTCTCGTAATTCAGTATCTAATTTTTCTTTTGTCATAGGTATTAGTTTTAGGGTTTAGGGTTAGATTTATAATCAACTGTTACTAGGGAGTCCGGCTAGGCCAGACCCTTGTCTCGTAAAAACAGGCAGCGCTGAATCCTGGTATACAGGTCCGGCAAGGAGTCTGTCATCGCTAAGATCTTCTTTAGGTCAGGCTTGGGTAGGGTTGACGCAACCATCGCAACCGCAACATCGATTGGATTACCGAGCTTCAGCTGCTCCATGATCTGGCTCGAGCCGGTTGGGCTGATTGAGCCGGGAATCTTGCACTGTGCTCCGAACTCAAATTGATAGAAGGATTGACGTTCCGCCTGATCAACTAAACTTGCATCAAGCATCTGTCTCACGCGCTGGATATGCTTGCTTGTCGTGCGGCTGTACTTGCCCTTTGTCATGAGAACTGGTCTACGGCTCAGCTCCTTTGGATAGAACTGTAGGGTCGCGACATGGGTTTCGTAGCTTATTACCTTGTTCCCAACGAGGAATAGGTTCTGTGCAATCTGTAGAGATGGTTGGAATTTCATAGGTTAAATATAAGCATTTTAATTGAGATAAAACAATAAAGTTATTAACATAGCTACTAGGGAGTCCGACATAGCCGGTGAGTCCTATGACTCTACCGGCGAGAATACTTCGGCAAGGTTGAAGTTGCCAGCCTGACTGCTGTGAAGCATACGCTCTAAGCATACGGGACCGAGCGCTGTGTGAATCGATTCCGGATGGGTAAGCGGTAATCCGCAAGCGCAGCATCTGCCTTCGTGGAATAGACCTACACGACCGCGTAAGATCTCTGGATTCTTGATCGCTGATACGACCCAGCCTAGGGCGCGAGCTAAGCGGGAATCCGGTCTAACGTTGCGGCCGAGCTTTACGTGCATGGTATCAGAGAATAGAGTTCCTGCGAACTGCGAGCTTTGACGGCCGTCGTTAAGCAAGGAGATGTCAATGTAATAGATCGGCAACTTGATCTTGCGATCCTGCTTATCGCGCAGCTGCTTGATCTTAACTGTCATGTGGGTTCCTTCCGCAAGGTTACGGAACGTAAGCACTGCACGGCCTGCTAACGCGAGCTTTGGAAGAGCAAGCGGGTTGAGGTTTGGACGGGGGATGTTTCTGTGGTTTCTCATGGTTGATTGGTTTAATTGATTAAGTAAATATAACCAATTACTTTCAAATAAAAAAACTTTTTATGATTTATTTTTCAGAAGTTATTAACAAAGTTATTAACACTGGCGGACTGACGTGCAGGTCGGAGTCTACCCTCTGCGATCCGGTTAAAGATCGAACCTTAAAAAACCGGGCGAACCCGGTTCTCTGTGGTGGGTTGAGGTTTAGAACTCGAACGCGGTCGTTGAGGAGATATTACCGATTACGACATTTACGATTACGACAACGATTCCGATAATCGCGATTCCCGCTAGACACACGGTCCAAGTTTGCATTGCACGTAGTGCGATCATTTCTGTTTTGCTCATAGTTGATTTGGTTAATTGGTTAAACATAAGTAAATATAATAATTATCTTTGATATAAAAAAATTTCTGATGAATTATTTTTCAGAAGTTATTAACAATTCCGGGTTAACGCTTTCGGATTCCGCATAGATCTTTAGACATTGCGGACAGCCTACCGTCTCGAGACCGGATATCCTGGCCCAGTTGTTGCTAAGCGCTGGCGTTCCGCACAGGTTTCCTGTTCCGCTTTTGTAGATGTGGGCCGTGTTGTTCCATACGTTGCCCTTGTTTCCGAAGATGGAGAAGTTTGGTTTGAGGTCTTTTGTTTGCATTGCTTTCTTTTTTATTGGTTAAGTAAATATAACAAAAAAACCCCAAACAAAAAAATCTGGGGTCTTTTATTTTCTTCTTTTTTTCTAGAGGCAATGGATAAGGATTCCGTAAAATCCTATTCCTGCCAAAAAGTAAATCAGGTTGTTCAACCACTTAGGGTATTTTTCCATGCTTCTCGTTTAGGGTTAATAATAGATTCTATTCTTCGGGTCCAATGAGGTCCCATGCGGTTTCGCCGGTTGGCTTGCCGTTGAAGGTGATGGAGTAGTTGGGGTCCATGCCGCTCTCGAGGACATCTGCTAAGAGAGCAGGAAGGGTTGGGAATTCCTTTTGGTAGTAGGCGCAGTCTAATGAATACATATCTTTTCTTTTTAATTGGTTAAGATACAAATATAACCAAAATACTTGATATTAAAAAATCCTGGTCAACTTATTTTCCTAGCTGAATACAAGTATTCCTTCATCCGCTGCGAGTTTAAACGCCTTAAGGAAATCTTCATACACTTCCAAGAACCAGCCATTATCCTCGTTTAGCGGATCGCCCACATATCCTTCCGCCTTGTGCCGGTACCGTACAAAATCCTGATATAGACTCTTCGCAACGGGACCGCCGATTGCACCATCACAATCCGAATGGTTGATAAGACCCACAAAGGGTTTATCCTTCCACTCGTCGGGATTGGTCCATACCCGTTCAGGACTTACCTCCAACATGGTCAGACACAGAACTTTGCGCCAGGCATTATATCCTGAATAGGAGCCAGCACGGAAGTCATAGCTCTCGCTGCGGTCAGTTGCATAGTAGGTTCCCGGACTCAGACCCTTGTAGGAGTTGGCATCGAACGTTTCTATTCGGTATACTTCTTCGCCGCGCTCGGCAAGGCCAAGTTCTTCAAGACGTTTTTGACCTGCCGAGAACTCGGTCTCTTCTTGAATCTTTGAGTAGGCATAGATATCTAATCCCATATAATAATCTTTTATCTGTTATATCTTATATTACCAAAAGAAGAAAGGGTCTACTCTCGCGGACCCTTTCTTTTGTTTAGATGTTTAGCTTAATTGTTTTGGATTATCCAATCAGGCTTAGATTCGTCTTACGACCGCGTGTCATGTCGAAAGCCTTGTTTACAATACGCTCGTTGCGATACAATCCGTTAAGGACTTCGCTTACGAAGTTAGGGGAGAAGCCTGTTCTGCTTGCAACTTCTGTTACATCGCCCATACGTTTGCGAGAATTGATTACTGCGATCTTAGCTGTGATCGGTAATTTGCGGTACTTCATACCGACTTTACTTTGATTCTTTGTCATGTTACTTAAGTTAAGTTTGATTTGTTATAAGGATAACTTACCCATTACTCTAAGCTATTGGCCTGTTATCTCTAATCTTTTTTCTCGGTCTTTGCAGAGTAGGGTTTAAGCAGCAGGCTCGAGAGCATGGTTAGACCCCATGCTTGTAGCACTGAGATTACAGGTAGTCCGAATATTTCTGGACAGAGCCAGTTCCAGAGCCATTTGACCGGGAAGGCCATTACAATTGAAAGAACTCCTGCTACTAGGATTGCTGCGAGAGCAACACCTATCTTGGTTGCTATATCTAAATTGGGTTTTGTCATGTTGTTTAAGTGTTTGTTTTGTATGTAATATAATATACTCTATTTCTTCTATAGGCTCCAATCCAATAGGAGTTCTTTCTGTCTCTTTAGACTCTCTGCCCATTCAAACTCTTCTCGAGCCACCGCTTCTTCTATGGCAGGATCCAACACAGAATAGAAGTTCTGCATAAGGTACTCCTTGTATTCCGCGTTCCATTCTTCCTGTCCAGCCTGTCTAACAAGATGTTGTTTAAATTCCCAGATTACCCGGTCTATCTTCTGCCAATCTCTACCTGCCCGCTCGAGAGCAGAGAGAACCTTGCCTAACATTAAGTCTGCTTGCATCTTTCTAATTTATGGATTACAGAATACTATACTCTACCGGACAGATAGGTTTCAAAACACAGGTCAGTATAGAGACATCTAAAACAACTCTCCGCTCTCGAGTCAGGCTAGCCAGGTCTATCGGCGGCAGCACCGAATCCGGCAGCCAGGCAGGTCTATTATCCAGCCTGATATACCGCCTGGCCAGCTGCTCCAGGTGCGGTCCGGGTACAGGCCAGGAGACAGCCCGGTAGCTGCCAGGTACTGCCCCGGGTACAGCCCCAGGGTCACTCCAGGAGACTGCCCCAGGTGACTCCAGGAGTCATACCAGGTCACAATATATGCACTCCTGGAGGTGCTCCGGGTGCACTTTATGCTGCTATAAAAAAGTATACCAGGAGCAGAAACCATGACTTTTTCCTATTTTTCCAAGATCCCCTAGCCTCTGGAACCATCCCCAGACCAATGCGGCCCTTCTCTATCCGCTGAGTACCGGTGTGCGTTCCGAAAAGTGACCTCCCTCGGATTCGAGAATTTCTCCCCGGGCTGGAGACCTGGCCTGAACCCTTTTTCTGTTTTGCTGTATAATAGACTATATTAATTAAAACAGCAACCCATTATGGAACTTATCCCAGTAAAATCTTCTACCGTCGCTAAGGTAGGCTACAATCCCGAAACATCAGAACTACACGTTGAATTCTCTTCAGGTGCCCAATACCGATATGAGGCCGTAGAAAGAGGAGTCTATGAATCCATGATATCCGCAGAGTCTGTGGGTAAATTCCTTAACTCTAACATCAAAGAGAAATATGAGTTCCAAAAGATCTAATCAGGGGGTTCTACGAATCCGGTTGGGCCATCTAGGCTTGACATTCGTGTTCCGTCATAAATGGGATAGACCCGGGAGCATGTGGACCCAAGAGTTCGAGTACAGAACCAAGACCCTTGGCTTCTTTTTCAAATCGAGCCGCGCAGTCGGTACCTACAAGACCGGTCGGGACATGTTCTCTCCGGATAATCTTGGCAGATCCTGGATGTTTGGTCTCTATCTTATAGTTGCGAAGTGCTGGGTTGATGTCTCCTGGCGAGTAAAACATTTTAAACTAGAAGACTAATGCGGAGACTACTCAAACTCTGGAACCACGAAATCTGGAAGGTCTGCGAGAAATGTGGACTCCAATTTGATATTAGAGCCTCACGATACTGCGAAGACTGCGGCCACGGCCCCCAGACCCCCTAGCCGGGCACCGGCCTAGTTACCCCCTAACGCGCGGCGGGGACGATGAAAAAAAGAGAAAACAATGAAATCAATAGAGATAAACCGGTTTAAGATAGACTACTCGGCTGAGATTCTTGGAAATCAGCTAACTCTCTACTGGACCTGGCACGGCCCAGGCCAGCGCACGATTGAGGTCAAGGCCAAGGACCTCGCATTTGGCTGTAACGAGACCTCGGTGCTACCGGTCAACGCGGAACCGGGCTTGCGATACTGGAGCTGTCTTGGCAAACCAATGAGTCACGGCCATTCGACCGACTGCAATTACGGGCTCGGCTTCAAGGTCGAGTTCAGGTGTACTGAATCCGGCGAGCTCTTGCACTCCGCTGATTTTCCGCTGTGCCTTACCGACTTTGGCAAACGCTCCTACTCTGGACTCTTCTCGGTTGAGAGACCCAACTTTTGGGTCATCGGCGATTCGGGCGCAAGCTCGTTCCTGTACGACTCTGAGCCAAAGGATACTGAACACGGCGAGTGGATCATAAATCACGTTACCTATCCATCACTGTCCGCCAGACGATTTGCTCGCGGTAACTGGCGAGATTTCCTAAAGACGATTCCGCTGCGTAAGGGCGATGCGCTTGCATTCATGCTTGGGGCATGGGACGTCAGAGCGGTCTGCGGCCATGCAAAGCTTAAAGGGGTTGAGCCCGACCAGATAATCGAGGAGACCTGTTTCAGGTACTGCCAAACCCTACAAGAGATTGAGCTCATCTATCCGGACAATCCGGTGATTGCAATCGCGCCCAATCCACCGGCCAAAATCGCTAATATTAACCAGGAGTTTATTAATGTCAAGGGCTCGGACGAGCAACGACTTGAAATATGGAAGCTCCTGAACCAGCGACTTGAAGAGGCTCATGCACGTGGGCAGATCAAGCGCTATTGGAACACGACCCTCTACTACAAGGACCCCGACGGATTCATGCGGCCGGAACTCCTATGGCCCAAGGACACTCATATCAAACTGGGCAAACCTGTGCTCAAGGCAATCAAGCTCCTAATAGATTGTCATCTGGTTAAAATCAGCAAGCCGGGTTCAAATAAATAACCAGAAAGATATTTGTCCGCAATGTCAAAGATAAAACCTTTCCTTAAACACATCAATGAGTCAGAAGAGCGCGATGAGAAGTACTCAAGACTTAAAAAATTAGGCCTCACCCAAAACGACGAGCCCGAAGATACGGTGTATGCTCTAAAAGAGGCATTTCATAACGACCCACAGATCAAGAGCCTATTGACTCAACTTGACGCAAGAGTTGAAGAACTATTTGCACCAATCATAGACAGAGCCGAAGAGGCTTCTGGCGATTGGGAAGATATTCGAATGGACATGTCATGGACCTGGGCCGAGGATATTGCAAACAGTTACATCTACAATCACATTTCAGAATTTGGAGAGTACCTCGAAGAATCCGAAGAACACCCAGAGCGTGAGCGTAATATTGAAAGATTAAGAGGACTTGGTCTTGCACCCAAAAAAGATTTTGACGAGCGTTGGGAAGAGCTGATGGACGAATGGGGCGGGGATGCTGAGATTAGCCTGGCAATCGATACCTTAAAGGCCAAAACCAGTGCACTCATTGACAAGTACATTGACTTCGACGATGACGAAGATCAGCAGCAATGGGAACAACGTCAAGAGTGGATGTACGAACAGAGCGTTGACGATCTTGGCTGGTTGGAATACATGATCAGTAGCGGATCTCTATAATAAATAATCAAACAAAAAGTATAAATTCAAATGAAACACACAATCATTAAAGACTTCAAAGGTTGGAACGTGCTAATGGAAAATGCAGGATTCATCGGTGAAGAAACGGTTGGAACCGCAGGTTCAGCTGGAACAGCCGGCACAGCAGGTACAACCGGAACAGCTGGTTCAGCTGGCACAGCAGGCGCTACCTCCGCTCCATTAACTGCAATCACGGCAGCAGACGGCGCGCTAACTGCTGAGGATATTAAAAAGGTACAGGCAATTGTCTACAATGCCCCACTAACTGACACTAAATCATGTGACGGTAAAGTTGGCCCAAACACAAAGGCAAAAATTAAAGAGTTTAGAACTGCAAACGGCATCACTGACGAAACAGTTGAACCCAATCAGACTACGGTAGGTCCAAAAACCTTGGCTAAGATGATTGAAAAAATTACTGCAGGATTTACGCCAGGCGGAACCGCTGGAACAGCTGGAACAGCCGGTGCAACTGGTGTATTCGATCAACGTAATGCAACTGACGACCAGACTGCAACCAAGATTTGCGACATGATTGTTGCTAAATTCAAGGACACTGCTTTCTGGCAACCATTTAAAGGAACGTTTAACGATGATGAAGGTCAAGCAGGTTTTGCATATAACAATTGGTACACGACCGAGGTTATGCCTCTAATTAAGACGCTTAGACAAGGCGATCCAAACATTGCTCGATTAGAAGCAGCCGATGCGGCAGTTCGTCAAAAATTAGCCGGCGGAATGGCAAACGATTCAGCTTCTTGGCAAATCACAACGCTTAACGGCGAGATGAAATATCAAGTAGACACAGATTTCTAAAATAAACCAAGCTTAATGAAGCATACAATTATAAAAGATTACAGGAGCTGGTTGTTTGAATCAACTCAGTACATGACAGAAGCGGCTGATCCAAACACGCCTATTGAGACTCTATTACAAAATACTGATCTTGAAGGTCTTTATCAAAGAATCATGTCAACCGATGCGGCCTCTAAGGGTTTACCTAATTACGCTAACGTAATGCAATGGTGGCATCAAGGCGGACCGGATTTGGGATTATGGAAGTCTCTATTTAAAGCGGGCGGCGAAGCCAAACGCGATAAGGTAAATTCAGCTCGTAGCATGTACTATTGGTTGGGAGGTTTTGCAACTAAGGGTCGTAGTGCTCAAAGTGCAGGCAAAGCAAACTATATCAAAAACGTTGAAGACTTCTGTACAGCAGTTAAGACCAATGCTCCAGCAATAGTTGCCGCAGTTAACGCATTCCCAAAACCTGCTGAAAAAACACGTTACGCAGGTTGGAACGAAGCAGCTGCTAAAGCAGATGCAGTTTTGGCTTTCTTACAGACAGCTAAGGCAAAGAGTCTTAACTTAAGCTCACAGGCAGCAGCGATGCTAATTCCATACAGTGCAATTGACGGTCAACTATCAGTTAACAATGCACCAACACCGCCAGCAACCTATTTCAAACTTACCGCAGACACATTCACAAAAGACAAGACTGATGATAATTTATCGGTAACGTCTTATGCTTATCAAACAGGTCAATGGACTCTACAAACAAGCGCGGTAACAACTCTTCAACAATTACAGACAAACATTGCAACGCTAACATCAGCAATGGCCGATCAAACTAAACTTTCTACATATTTTTCAGCAGATAATACATTAAGCGCTGAGAATAAGAAAGTTATCCTAGATTTTGTTAACACCAAGGTACAGGCTTATCTTGAAAGAAAGAATAAGGCTCTTAAACCTGGAGAAACGGCAATGACTGTTGACTCTGCAATTAAAACTGCAACTGACCTTTACATTTCGCCAAATGGTACTAATTTGACTCTATCGCCTGCAACCAAGCAGCCATCACCAGAGCCAATCACAGTTTCAGGCTCATATCCTGAAAATCCAAATGGCGATTGGAATTCAGCTGGTGCAAAGAAAGCTACTCAGTTCTTTGGTGACGATAAGATCCAGATTGAAGCAGGTCCTATTGCGGAAATGACAAACGGTATCAAATCGTATCTAGCTCAAATTAAAGCGATGGGCGCTCAAATTACTGGCGTAAAAATCTGGGGTATTTCATCTACTAGTGCTGTACCAAGTTCATACGATCCTGCAACAAAGGGTCCAAATCCTGACGCAGGCTACACGACTGCAAAGAACGGCCCGCTTGCTCAAGACCGTTTGACCTCAATTAAAACTTCTCTACGTCAAATCTTTACTCAAAACGGCGTTACTGATAATTTGATAACGGAAGATGCGACTCAAGATAAAGTTACTCCAAACATTGGAGCTGCTTGGACTGAACAAGATAAGGCTAAGTTTGCAAATCGCAAACAGCCAGGTAAAGAGGCTCTACTTAAAGAGTACGACGATAAATTTGGCAAATACAAATATGCATTTGCTCGTTTTGAGATTACGTACACAATGACTCAGCAATTTACGGTTACACCACAGGCAGATCCTATTCCAAACTCAGACTGGAAAGTTTACATTAACTGGATTGATGAAACTTGGACACCACCGACAATTAGCATTCCAGGAATAGGTTTTAAACCTAAATCTGGAGGTTCTCAAAGAGATTGGGGAAAAACTGACTGTCCAGTATTCTAATTAATTTTCTTAGAAACTACACCAGTTCCGAAATAGATCCAGGTAGAAGTGCTTGGATCTTTTTTTATGCCTACCGCAAAGGCGATATGAGTAACATCAGGATTCATTAAGACCCATTTATGAGCCGGTGAATACATCCAACTATCGAATAGGGTCTGTATTGCTGAATCCTCAGATGGAATTGGAAAGACCTTAAAGTTTGGAACCGCTGGATAGCTTGCACCGTATGAAGCACAAACCTCAAGGCTAAGATTCCATGAGAATTGGTCAGATGAAACTGCTTGGAATTTTTCAACTCTGTGCCTTGCTCCAGGATAAGATTGAGATTCTCCAGGCTGAGCTTCGTATTCAGTGTGATCGCTGATTCCACGTCTAACCATGTATCGATTATGGAATTCGACGGCTGAATCTAGAACTGCTGAATACTGCAAGGGCTTAAGACCCAAAGCGGTTCTTTGCTTATTGGTTAAGCTGATTAAGATCGAGTCCTGGTGGGTTTGAGCAGAAGTGTTAACTGCTAACCCGATTGCGATTATTAAGAGTAACTGCTTCATGTAATTATTATACTATCTGGAATAAATAAAGGTATGAAACCTTTTAAACTATTGCTAGTACTACTGATTTCGTTTGTACTATTTACATCATTTTCAACTGAGTTTACAGTTAAAGACAAGATTGTGATCTTGGCTCATGCTGGCTATGTTTCACATTATAGCACAGGTTTAAAATACCCAGTTGAGGTGGAGTGGTGGGATACTAAAGCTCGACTGGGCTGCACGACTAAATTTCCTAGAAAAGACCAATTTGCACCAGATCCATTACTACCAGCTGAGACGAGCCTTGCTGATGATTATTCTGGATCAGGTTTTGATCGAGGTCACATGTGCCCAGCGGCAGATAACCAATGCGATTCTGAATTCTTAACAGAGTGCTTCTATTTTTCAAATATGGCACCTCAATATCATTCGCTGAACGCTGGGGTCTGGAAAACTCTTGAAACTCGCACCAGAGAATTTGCTGAGCAATTGGACTCAGTTAAGGTTTGGTGCGGCAATATTGGATCGGTCTCCAAAATCGGAGAGGTTTCAGTACCAGCAAAGTGTTGGAAAGTAATTTACATAAAGAAGACCAAAGTTTGGGAAGCTTACGTTTTTGAAAATACAAAAGAACAGTCTAAAAAGCTTGATCAATTAAAGGTCAAGGTATCAGACGTTGAAAAATTAACCGGCTTTAAATTTAAACCATGAAACACATAAAACAATTTACTCAATTTGTCAACGAAAACGTTGACTGGAAGCAGCTAACTGAATTAGAGGCGTACGCAGATGGCCTCTTTAATGAGCTTGGTCTTGATGTGGTATTTACAAAACACTTTAAGGACAGAGTCAACGACGTTCGAAACGGCAACCCGATTACCTATAATGAATTGAAAGCCTTATTCCTAAAGGCTTACTTGAGAGCTGGCGAACAGATCTCAGAATTACCAGTTGAAACAGAAGCAGTTCTTAAAGATTTAAGTTCAAATCTTAATGCTCCATTCAAAATACAGGACGCACCAGATGATGCTGACCACACTGAAAACGATATGGTAATGAAGACTATTATGAAGAAAGAAAGATTCATGTCGAGTAACCCGTCTATTGAAGTTTAGCACTTAACCTATTCACATAAAAAAAGCCAGACGAATCTGGCTTTTCTTGTTTAGTGTCCATCGACGAATTACATTTCGTTCTCTTTATTAGCGCCTTTCTTCTGGAAACCAAATGGTTTAGCAGCAGGCTTTGCAGCCGGTTTACCGAATGGCATTCCTTTTGCAGCAGGTTTTTCGTCTTTCTTAGCGAATGGGTTTCCCTTTGCCGCAGGTTTACCGAATGGCATTCCTTTCGCAACAGGTTTAGCTTTAGCTCCTCGTTTTGGGGCCTCTTCCATTTCTTCCTCTTCAGCAGCTTTGCCTTTTTTCTTTGCAGCAGGCTTTAGATTAGCGAATTTTTTATCAACTTCTTTAAGAGCTTCAATTTGAGCTTTTTTCTTTGCCTCATATAACTCTTCATCAGTCATGCGATTCATGTTATGTCTTGAAATTCTGTGTGCATCGTAATCATCTGAATGCATTGCTTGGTCTAACTCACGTTGTGAACTAGTAGACTCTTCGCCACATGCTGTGCAATATCCTTCTTCATCAATTTCAGAACCACAACATTGTGAAGTTTCTTCCATTGTATCGCTATCGCCGAATCTATCTTCTTGAGAAAAGGAATCTCCGTGATTGGATTCATAATTTTCATTAATGAATTGGGTAAATCTTTTTACTTGATTTTTCATAGTATTTAAACTGTTTATTTTATGGTTCGATATCTTCTTCCTCTTCAGTATCATCTGAAAGGCCTAACATTTCGTCATTGAATTTATTGAAAGCTGATTCAGCTTCTTTCATGGTCTTATTTAAAGTAATAAGCTCATCTTTTAGAGTCTGAACTTTCTCTTTGTCTTCGTCAGTTGCTGGATTTTTACGAGCATCTTCTGGCATTTCCAAGAACTCTTTTTGTTTATCTTTAAATGCTTTAACTGCATCTTTACGAGCTTGGTCAAGTTTCTTGAATTTACCAATCTCAGTTGAATCATCAATATCTTCAACCGAAGTAGGCTCAGCATCAGTCGGTGCAGCTGGTTCAGCAGGAGCGTCCATTTCAGCTGGTGTTAAGTCAGCAGGAGGATCAATTGCAGGTCCAGTAGCATCAACCTTTTCAGATTCTTCAAGCCATTGATTGTACCTATAAATCATTGTTTAGTTAGCTATTTTAGTTTATTTATCTACGACTCTCGAATAAATAACTCTACAATGAAATTACTAACATTCAATACATGGTTATCTGAGACGGCCAGGCCACTAGTAAAGCTTAGTGATCTTGATATTAACCGTCGATATAAAGATGAGAGGTATGAGTATGAACTATTTCCAAGATTTAGACGACTTAAAGCCAGAATCAACGAACTAGATAAAATGCCAACTCTTGAGCACTGGTTCGCAATGATGCAGAACTCAGACGCCGAATTCTATACGCTAGTTCAAACAGGCGAACTTGGTCAACCTGATGTCAGAGAACTATTTAGAGACCTAACGGGTCGTCGTGCAGCAAAGATGGCAAAGTATAATCTAGAAGAGAACAAAGGAGAAATCGCTGCATGGCAATGTAGCATAGACCCTTCTTGGAAAATGATTGCGCTATGGCCGACTGATCCGGGCTATGAGGACGCTGCGAAGATTTTTGACTATTTAGGAATTGCGTTTGGCGACCTTTCTTCTAAAACTATTTACGTAGACGGTGTTCAGCTTGAACAGGAAAATTTAACAAAGGATCACCTACTTGCAATTGAAGCTCATGAAATTAGTCATGGCATATTAAGTCATCAATCGTCAAATCGAGAATTAGCGGAATACGATGAGAGACAGGAAAGAGAAGCCGATTGGATGGGAGTCAGAATCCTTGATGCAATGGATTATCAAATGGCGGCTCAAATCCTAGAAGATCGATATGAAACTCACTATGGCGAAAGTTCAGAAGATCTTGATAACACCGAAAAATTAGAATCTCAATTGCGAGATTATTTAAAATAAAACAAAATACGATGGCTAAAAAGTATTTCTTTGGATGGGACAACCTTAAATGGTTAATTACTCAGCTTGGCGCGATGTACAGCGGAAAATCTTCTTACTTTTCAAAAAAGAGAGTTGAATCAGGTATTGCATTTGCAATTGCTCAATGGGGTATGATCTTCTTCTTACTTAAAAAATATGAAACTCTAAGTATGACTGACTTCCTAATTTGGGCAGGTGTTGAATTTACAGTTTCAGGATACATGATCAATCAGATCCAAAAAGAAAAAGCAGCGAATTCAGCACAAGCAGACGATGTTGCATAATTAAAATTTATGAAAACTTTTTCTCAATTCATTAATGAGAATTCACAGGATTCACAGCACTATGAATTAATGGCCTCTCTTGCAAATGCAATGAACACTGCCGGTCGATATGCAAACGCGTCAGTAAATCAAGCAGACAATTCAATTCGACTCTCATCAAACTGGGAGCTTGACACTATGAAAATTAGCGATCTTGGAAGAGTTGAACCGACTGCCTATTATGTTGCAAATCTTGTTCCAAAATTTAATAAGGAGGCCTCTACTAATCTGAGCAGACTAATTCAATTAGGGCTAGGAAATGTAAGCGATTTGCTTGAAGGATTTACTATAACTACCGCCCTTAGTGTAGACGTTTACGAAGTTGAAGGTTATGAATTCAAAGACGGCCCAGACACTAATGAGTATACTCTAGAAGAGTTAGACATTCAGGGGTTCTTTGATACTGGTGATATTAGTGGAGCGGGCGAAGCTCTTGTTGAATGGTGGGATGAAACTGCTAATGAATATGGCTATATGCTTTATACACGAGTAGCAGAAGACCTTGAATCGTATATTGCAAGCCGCCAACCTGATGAAGAAGACGATGAGTTGGAAGATGAAGGGTGGTGATGTTGGAATCTGAAGAGATTTAATTAAGGCTTGCCCGTCATCATTTCATAATAGTCCCAAAGATCTTGACAAGTTTCGTACTCTTCAAGATCTTCAAGCCATTTTATAACATCGAGAATTTCAGACCAATACGGAGAGGCAATTCCTCTTTTTTCTAAGTCCTTACACTTCTTGCGCATTTCTGCGTGTCCACTGCCTTGATCTGCTGACACTATAATCCCCGTATTTTTGGCGAGGTTGTACCTCTATAGTATATTTAACGTCGAGGTCGAGCAATTGTTTGAGGCACTGAACAAAATCTGAAGTATGTAGGCTTAGTACCGAATTATAATCATCATCTCGATATCCGCCAAAGAGGGCGCATGAAACAGGCAGAGGTCTTTCAAGTTTTCCGTCCATTTTCTTTACCCAACTCCAGAAAAATTCTGAACATTTTGTCCACCAATATGTTGAGCACTGATGCCCTAATTGATCGTCAGCATGTGAATCGGCGCCGTGACACCAAACGACATAGTCAATTTTACCGGACAAGATCGCTGATTCTAATTTACCTTCAACAAAGGTTACAAGATCCTCATAATATTTTTGATCTGAGAAACTTGGGTTAAAGTTGAATCCAACTGGCACCGCTGAATTTAGATCAGGCTGAAACACCCGAGTGTCTTCAATTGAATTACCGAAGTGGCCGTCTAAGTCTAGATAACAGCCGACCTTTCCAAGCTCTCTCCAAATCTTAACTGATGCAATTGCCTGTCCACTAAATGTACAGAATCCACTGCCTCCGTCTGGTCGAGCATGGTGGAATCCGCTAGTTGGGCTAAAGCTAACTTCACCAGGATTTTGGATGGAATTTCGGATTGCTGAATAGATTGACGCATTAGTATAACGAACGGACTCTGCGAATTGCTGATTCCAACTCAAGCCGTTTGATGACGATTTTGGTCCGCCCTTAAAAAAGTCTTTGACGTAATTTTTAGTGTGTGCAACCAAAAAGTCAGAATTACCGAATCTGTCGAATGCTTTAGTTATTTCAAAATGATCAAGTAGACCCTTCTTGGCCAGATACTCGATCAAGAGCTTAGGTTTTAGAGGGGACTTACTGTAGTTAGAGTATGAGTCCTTCTCTAGTACCTGCTTTGGATTGTAAAATGTTTTTATCTTTAGGTGTCTCATACTCTTAATAATATACAAAAAAAGTCGACCAAATGGCCGACTTTATAGTAAGAGTGCGCAAGCTTTATTTCTTTAGAAAAATATTATCTAGGTCGTCTAACCAATCCCAAACATGGGAGATTTCGACTGGACCGTCTTCGACTGGCACCTTTGCGCTGTTTTCTGAAACAGTTTGCGTTATTTGAAGAGTGATTGCGACTTGTGATAAAATAGTTGAAATAATTTCAGAGAATGTCCAGTTAGTTACTCCTTCAAAATAGACTTCCTCAGTATGTGGGTCAACGTATTCTAACCAGTCATCTGCGACCAGCGGCAAATTACACCAGTCCTGAAAATTTATTGACGCGAGCGGATGCAAAATATCTGTGTCCGGATCGTCCTCATTGATTATTTGCAAGCCCATTAGCACGTTATGGACAGTTATAAAGTTAATGAGGTCTTCGTCTTCTTTTATTTTGCTTACTTGAGCAGCCTTTAGTAGGAATACTTGGTTTGCATCTATTTTTTTAGCTGAAATTGAAGATTGATCGGCTGACATGAAAATTTCGTCAAGGCTAACTCCGCTCAGGCTCTGCACAAAATACAGCTTAATTATGTCTGAATACGGTTTTAGGAGGTTTAGTACAGAGTGAACTGACAAACCTTCTTCAATTTCAACTGCGTAACTCATGAACCATGTTATAGGTAGAGAAGCGTCCGCAATATTCTTTTTAATCCAGTCTTCAGAAGATTCATCCCAGAATGAAAAGAAGAGCCCGTCCTTATTGATTGATACTTTGTGCATATTAGTTATTTATCGTTTAGTTATTTTACTCCATTTACTGGTACGGATTTCGCGAATAAATAACTAAAAGAATCAAACTTAATGATTAATTCATTTATTCAAATGGTTAACGAATCAGCCGATTTAGAACTAGGCCAAGAAGGTCTTGTTGATGAGATGGGAGTTAAACGCCCAGAAAGTTTAACAGGCAGTGAAATGGGAACAATTCGTCAATCTTCAATTCAACACAGGCAAAATCAGACAAACGTTCCACGTAAAAAGAACTATCACGAATTGGTCGTGGAGCTAGTTGACGATTTAAAGCGTATGCCTAGAACAGAGATCACAATGGAGAAACCAGCAAATTCTCGATACTATTATCCAAAGTTACCGGCTGCTATTGTGCAAAAAATGCGCGAAGCCTATGCACTAAACTCTAGATCATTTGTCCAAGATATTGGAAATTGGAGAGACATTAGTCCAAACGATTCAGACGCAATCTATTTTAAGATTGAAGCACCTAGTGATCATCAACGAAGCCATTTTCCAAACGGCGGAATTCCGCCAATGCTTAGAGGAACTGGACTAGGTTACAAATTATATAGAGCCCTACTTAAAACAGCCGGATATCTTTCTTCAAACCGTTCTGGATCAAATGAAAAAGATAAAGCTTGGGGTTCTCTACTTGCTCAAAAAACAAATCCTGACGGAACTTTGTCAGTAGATGACGCTCACGCAATTATTGGTAAGTCCAATTGGATGGCACTAGACAAGGGAATGTCTGACCGTGGGAAAATAGATGCAGCTGTCAGTTTCATAACTAACACAGTCGGAGTTCAACGAACTCAGCCCGATAAATTTGATATGGATGATGAGCTATTGTCAATTCTACCGGACGATTTTCTGGTTAAATTGGACCCAGCTTATTTGCAATCACTAGTTGATGATGGTCGTATTACTCAGGAAAAATACAGACAAATTGAAGATTCAAGAAGTGAAGCTGACCGTCGTGAAAGAGAACGTCAAGCTCAAGCTGAAATTGAAGCACGCGAACGTCGTGCTAGAGAAGAGGCTGAGACTCGTCGTCGTTTAGCTAGTCGAATCCAACAGTTTGGTGCAGACCCAGACGCTGAATGGAGTGTTGGCGATTATATCGTAGTTAAGTCTTACCTATTTGACGCTTCATATAACGGTTTACCTATTCGTCGAGTGGTTTCACAAAACGGCGGTACTTATATAGCTGTTAAAATCTCAGATGCAATTAGAATTGATAATGGCGATATTACTCCAAATCAAGCAAACGATAATCGATCAACATCTGACAAATCACAATGGGTTAAAGTAAACCTTGATCAAATCCCAGATCTAACGCGAGTTAATTTAACTGACGCTGAGCGTACGTACCTTGAGGGTCAAATGGATCCCGAAACTGCGGCTAGAGCAAGAGCAGAACGTGAGGAAGCTGAACGCGAAAGACGCGAAGCTGAACGTAGAGAAAACGAGGAACGTGCTAGAAATAGAGAAACATTCGGTTCTTTACCCGATAATGCTGGTGAATTAAAGACTTCTCAAACTGCGAGAAATAATGGCTCAATCAGAGAAGCTGATCTATTAAAGAAATTTAGAGATTCATATTTCACAGATAGAATGGAGATCATTGTAATGGGACCGCAACAGAGAGAAGCTCTAAGAAATTCATTTGGTGTTCCAGTATTCATTGCATGGACCGGTTCATCAAGACGTCCAATACCAGCGTCTCTTGATACAATAAATAATGATCCACAATCTGTTAAATTAACGAATGCTGTAACCGGCTTTACAATTGATGCACCGTTTACTGGTCTTGGCCTAATGGCATATCCATTAACTGAAGTAACAGTTGACGATAAAATGAGAGCTAGAGCAGGAACTCACTATTATATCTCTGGCCATAAGAATGCCTTTGGTATTCTCGCAAAGAGTGATTATGGTGCAGTTAATACATCTGCTCAGAAATTTATCTACGTTAAAGCATACGGATACGGAGAACGTAGCGTATCAGTTAGATTAGATTTATTAAGAAAGATTGGAACTCCTACTGAGCTGTAACTGGATGCATTTCGTAGAATCTAGCAAGACGCTCACGAAATTTAAAATAGTATTCTTTCATTTCGCTAGCTGACATTGTAAAATGCTGAGGCTTATCGTCGACTTCATTTGAAATCCAGATCTGACATCTTGTAGTTTTAATCTGCATTCTATCCCATACTGCAACTGAATATGCGGCAACTTGGTGTTTATAGTCTTCGATCCATTTCTCGTCTTTTGGTTTACGAGCCGTTTTGAAATCGACGATCGCATAATCGTCCGTTATTAATTGTGAAACGTTATCGACTGTTCCAGCGTATCCGCCGTCTCTTGGTGTCCATAAGAATCTTTCTTGTGCAATAACCTTTTTAATTTCCTCAAATGACTTTGACTTAATAAAATTGTAGAATAAGGTTCCACCGACTATTTTTGCACGATTGTCAAACTTCTCTATCTCATCGTCTAACCTAGATAAGGATAGAGTTTCTTCTAATCGGTCCTTTGAGCTTAATGATGCTGGAAGATTAAGGTAAATTTCACAGAGTCTGTGCATTACTGTTCCACGATTAGCTGCATCCTTGCCAATTTGGTCTGCTTTCTGATGGCCAACTCGGTCTCTCCATGCGTTTAGACCTGTCTTATCTGAAGTCTCTCCGAGGACAGTAGTCACACTCGGAAAGGTTCCAATTATATGAGTATCATTACTTACTTGGTAATACCTGAAGCCATTGATCTCAACTCTCTTTATTTTCTCGTTCATTTGGATAAATAATTAAACTAGTATCTAGTACATAAAATACTCGTAAAGTTTAACATGCTTAAGAAATTTGATGAATTTAATGAAACCTTGAATGAGGGTTTTTGGGACTGGTTGACAGGCAAGTCTGAAAAGGGAGAAAAGAAGGACAAAGTGACCAGTGCTAAAGAGGGTCCAATTGATGCAAAGGTAGCAGAATATTATAAAACGCTACAGGATTTTGCTGATGCTGGCAAATCTATTGAAGTTCAGTCACTTGGCAATATGTCTTATTCTAAAATGGTTGAAGATATTCAACTTGCGTTGGAATTCCTAGGTTATAAACTTGAAAAATACGGAGTTGATGGATACTTTGGCCCAGAGACTTCTGCTGCCATTGTTAAATTCAATCAAGATACCTTAAATAAAATACCAGATTCTCAACATGATTAAAGGATTCGATCAATTTACTGGAAAGATTAATGAAGCTTCAAACGGTCAGCTAAATGATGCTGACCTAGTTCCAATTCAGCCACTCGGTAAGAGCGGCGGAAACCATAAATTAAATTCACAAGCAGCAAAAGCATACGAAGAAATGAAGAAGGCTGCTGAGGCAGACGGTGTAACTTGGGGTATTACTGACTCGTATCGAGATTATGAAGCCCAAGTTGATGTTGCTGCACGTAAAGGTCTTTACAAAAATGGAGGATTGGCGGCAGTTCCTGGAACATCAAATCACGGATGGGGTAGTGCTCTAGATCTTGACCTAAATTCTGAAGCTCAAGAATGGTTAAAGAAGAACGCTGAAAAATTTGGATTCACAAATATTCCAAGAGAACCTTGGCATTGGGAACATAAAGCCAGTGTTGAGCTAGCAAAGACTGGAAAAGAAGGCACTGGATCTTCAGCTAAAGTCGGATCAGTGCTAATTGATTCAGATCTAATTAAGAGACTGATTGCAAAATTAAAAGAGAAGAATTTCAGCCAAAAGGATCTAGACCAGTACATTGCTAAGTCTTCGTCAGGTAAAGGCGCAAACTTTAAAAGCGGTGAAAAGTTTCCTGCTGAAAATATGAAAGCCATTGAAAAAGCAATGGATGATCATGGTATAACAAATGAATATGCTAGAAAGGCAATTCTTGGAGTTATTTCAAAAGAATCTCCAGGTTTAAAATCTGAAATAAGTTATTCTGGAACAAGTGCTGCTCGAATTAGAGAAGTTTTCCCAAGTAAATTTGGTGATAAATCTGATTCTGAGATTGACGACATTAAGAAAGACGATGCTATGTTTTGGGATGTAGTGTATGGCGGTAAATACGGAAACACTGAACCTGGAGACGGTTCAAAGTACCGAGGCCGTGGTTTTAATGGAATAACATTCAAATCAAATTACGAAAACTTACAGAGAATTTACGACAGGTCTGGCGCTAAGGTTGGCAATATTGATATTGTTAAGAATCCTGAACTTCTTGAAAAACCTGAAGTTGCAGCCGAATTCGCTGTTCTATATTTCATGGATACTTTTAAACGTCACGGTAAGGATGTGAATTCCTACACTGATTTAGAGTCAGCCGTTACTGATTACGTTCAAGCAAATGCAGGCTGGGGAACTTCTTTAGCTGGTGCAGTCACATCAAAGGGTTTACAAAAGGCAATGGACTTTGCGAAATCATTAGATACAGACCAAATTGCTTAACTATGAAACACCTACTTGAATATAAAATATTTGAATCAGCTGAGAGGATTATTGATGCAACGGCTGGCGCTGGAACAGATGAGGAATCTCTGGTGCAAGCGATTGCTGGCATTCAAACGCCTGAAGACCTATCTAAAATTGATGCAGAACTTGCTTCAAACCTAAATTCTGAATATAAAAGCGTAAAAGATGCAATAGCTGGAGAGCTTGGAGTTTTTGATACAGTTTACAAGGACGCAATTGCTCAAAAGTTTAGTCAGTTAGGTTTGCCTAACTACTTAGAAGACGGAATAATTCCAGTTAAATCAGATAAAGTAGAAAAGACTCAAATTGAAAAACCTATCAAATCTGCCATGGCTGAAACACAAACTCTTTCTCAAGGAAAAATCAATATTAATTCAAATAAATCTGCTCCGTTAATTGTTGTATTCGGTGGAATTGATGTGGGTGGACGATCGAGTGGTTCTTATATGTATGACTATTTTAAAGAGGCTACTTTATCGAAAGCGACAACATTTATTGCAAATTCTTCAAAAATAGACGGCTCTAAAGCCTGGTCTGAAATATCTGGTTTAAACTTAACTCCATCTAAAAAGATTCTCTACCTATTCTCTGGTGGATATTTACCTGGGATGAGCTTGCTAAATAAGGTAGCTGCATCCGAGTGGGCTGCAATTTATCTAGTTGATATTTGGATAGGTCAAAACTCAAATACTGAGAATTTCTATACAAAACTCACAGCGGACTTTCCTGACAAAGTAAAATACTACTATACTGGCGGAGAGAATTCAGCAGGTGGATCCAATAACCTAAAGGCAAAGAAG